GCGGGGTCGGCCAGCTCGATTTCAAGCATGGCAGCGACGACCGGGTGGTGCAGGATGGCCCCGTCGACCTTGGGCAATTGGAAATGGGTGGCGGAGTATGGTATGCCATACTTGTATACAAACCCAGTCTGCCAATCAACGTTGGCGACATCTGCAACAAGCATGTCGGCGAAATAGTGGTCCCATTTTTCGCTGACTCTGGATTTGGGTTTGTAATGGGCCTTGAGGAATTGCATCATCATGGGAAAACCATGGTAAGTGGCCCATAAGCACTTGGCGACATCAGTGCTGTAGCCGGGTATCTGGTTGGGGTGCAAACGTTTCACAGACCAAAAAAGTTTGACCATCTGCTTGGCGGGTTGTGGTACAAACTGATAGGCCCCGTCGTGTGTTGGCCACACAGATAAACTGATGAATGTGACGGCAAGTGGGTCGACGAACAACCCACGTTCAGGGGTGATGCCCATGTGTTGCTCACCAGCATTGAGGGCGCGTGACAAATCAATAGGGCAAGGTAGTTGTGCATAGTAATACACACCAAGATAATCGTCTCCCATGAACAGGGCCCGCACACGGGCCGGTCGTAGGTGGGTAGGGAGCGAAGTGATGGCATGCACACAAACCATCATGGATATCATGGTGTTGCCCAATGACGTGTTCCAATCGCCACTCAAGCGCTTCCAGCGCGAAACATAGCGTATGATCGTTTTCTCCAGGCCATCCTTGCAGGATATTGTGGCCCGGTTCTCGGAGCATCGTTGACCAAATCGGTCTGCAGCGTGCATCTTCAGCATTTTGTAAACGTCAAGCTCAGCAAGGAGAGTCTCGCGCTGCATTGTGCTATCCCAGTTTTTGCCGTCCCGCTCATCAATGTAATAGTGGCCAGTGCATTCTGTGATGAACTGCGTGAACAGTGCGCTCAATTCACTGTGGTTATAACCACCGGCGTAATGCAGTTCGAACACGACACCATCAATGACTGTTGGCTCGCACACAACCTTCTTAATGGCGCTGGTTGCGGCTCGGTACTCCTCAGGGTACTCATATGCGGTGCATTCATTGTGGTTGGCCTGTATAAGGCGGGCCTTTGTGGGTGCTTTTGACGACACCTCCAACTTCACAAACGTCTTGCCACGGCATGGTGTGGGAACGTCCAGGCGTTTAGACTCGTCAATACCATGTAATTTGGCAAGTGACTTACCAACGCGCCACTCCTCCTCCATCTCACGTGAATAGGCACAAAAGTACTCATGCCTCAGACGTTGTTTGTACACGGTGGTGAAGGGGTTCCTAAACTTATGCGCTACATGGGTTGGTTTGGATAAATGGCGCTTGACCAGCGCATTGTGTGCGTTGGTGGCGCATTGACCAAGGACGTAAGGCCAGCCGAAACTCATGCCGGCGCAACAAGGGCCCAAATTGCTCGCTCCAAGGAACGTAGTACCAGGTAAATGAGTGTGATGAAGCAGAATGTCAGGGTTGGAGGTAAGGTCCTTGTAATCCAATACAGTAAGGACGCAGTGACAGCGGATCTGCTCCATAGGGGTTCTGATGCTGCAAGCAGGGTCGATGTCGCCTGCCGTGCCACCCCCAAGGCACAGGGAAGGCAGATAGACGCCAAGAGCGCAGGTAGCGGTGATTGTGACGGCGCACATGGCGCCGTCCGGTGCCCTAAAAAATGCGCCATGCGTTCAGCATGATTGACGGTGCTCTTGGTGACCCAAACGGGCACTCGGTCGCGCAGCAGTGTGGCAGCAACTTGTAAGCGGGATTTGGCATTGTCTTTGCCCATCAGTATGGCGGCCGTGGCGCGGCCCACGTTTTCCTTGTCAACCACTTCGCCCTTGAGGCACTGTGGAATCAACGTGCGTGGTGCCGAGCGCTTGACAACAAACACAGTGACAATCGGTTCTTGGGTGTCCTTCAAGGCATATTCACTGTTGTTGTGGTAGCTGATAGTGTCAGTGGCGCCCCAAGGGGGATCTGCCCCTGTCGTGCGTAACTTCTCAATGTACGCCCCAGCCATGGTGGTGGCTGCACAGGCCGCTGCTGTCGCACAGACACCGAGCGCCGTGGGCATTGTGACAGTCAATAGCGACTTGGCGACACTTCCAATAGCGCCCGCCAGTGCAGACTTGCCCACCTGCTTCAGCGTTCCTAACCCACCATCGGTTGCTTCATTCGCCCATTGGCTCCAAGGGGTGACGTGGAAACCACCCCTGCTGCGTAATATGCTCGTGTCAGCATGTCGGTACGTGGTCTCGCCACCACGCAAGGGGGCCAGGACCACGTCCCCGACCCCGCGGAAGGTCTTGCGAAAGCGGCTCTGCAAACGTTGTACGTAGCTGCCGGTTGTGTTGCCGTCACGCCACTCATACTCTGGTGAATCCTTTGGAAGAGTGGTTCCAACCTCGGGGATGTGTTCTGCCACACGCACAGCCTTTGAGTACTT